AAGACAGTGACGGCGTGGTTTATGGCGGAGTAGCCAAAATAATAACCTACTAAAACACTAAGGCACCTTCGGGTGCCTTTTTTGCTTCTAAGGGCCAATCATAAACGCATCTTAAATCGGGCCAATAAGATGCAAGCGTTTGATATTCAACAATAAACCTTGAAGTTTCCATCTTGCAGATCTTATCCCTAGAGAGACATAGAAAAGGGATAGAGGGATAGCCTTAAGGGGGTCTCTATAGGGGGTTTTGGGGATAAGAAATAAGTATATCTATTATAGATAACTCTAATAAGATAGACTAAGCCATTGGTCTCAAAGGGTTTTTTCTTAAACGCGCTTTAGTAAGATGCGTTTACGATGCTTAAGATGCTTTCTGGCGATTTTTTTCGCCTACCCCGATCTTTCCGCTTGCCGCGCGCGGCTTATGTGTTACGGTATGGGAAAGATAGGAGAAAGCATGACCACAGGCTCGGAACGCAAAGCAAAGCATCGCATCCTTGACGCCGCAGGATATGTCCATGCAAACGGATGGATCTCGGAAAGGGATATGCCGAAGTTTCAGCAGATGATTGATCGATCACAGCAAGCCGTGCTTGATGTGCTAAACGCCAAGCAGGAGAATGGGAAATGACCCTACGCGAACGAATTGCAGATTGGATCAGCGGCGGGGCTTTGAGCCGTGCGCAAGATCGCCTTAACCGCATCGCCGCATGTGAAACCACGGGGGCTAACGCCACGGTGCGCAAAATGGCACGCATCGCACGGGAGGATCTGAAATGACCCCCGCACAACTCGCGCAAGCAATCCGCAACGCAATCCTGTCGGGCGGATCACGTCGCAGCCTCGCCGCAAAGCTGGACATCAGCGAGGCGCAAATCGCAGAGGTCGAACGGCTCACAGGCCTATCATTCCCCGGCAAGACGCTACAGAAACCCGCGCGATGGAACCGCAACCCAGCAGCGCGCAAAACAGCACTGGAACAGTTGAAATGACACCACGCACAACGGTATCAAAGACCACCGTGTCGGGAGGATACGCCAAGATCATCGACGTGTCCCTGCCCGCCGTTCCGGGCATCAACCTCGACACCGCCCACGATGAAACCGCACCACGGGCGCCGGTTATTCGGTCGCATCGGAAACCCGGAAACCTTCGCGGTGCCGCGCTTGTCTCTCGCAAGGTCACACTGTTTGGAATGCTGCAAGCCGAATTGCGCGAAGCTATGGCCGATCGGGGGATTGAATGACCGAAGATAAAAAGTTGCAAGCGCAAATCATCGAGTGTGATGCAGAGCATCGGCGTGCTGTTATGTCTGCTATGAAGGCTACGGGTTGGCGGCGTCGCGTGCATCTTTGGTTTGCGAGGTTATTTGATCGGCTTGGCGATGAAGTGCGCGAGGTTTCCGAGGAACAAAAGCGCGGGGGTGGAAAGCCATGACACCGCCACCTACTGTCGTCCAAGAGTTCGAAGATCAAGCCATTCTTGCCATTGAGTCTGGCGGGAGAAAGGATGATAGCGGAAAGCTGCCATACCACCTGATTGCACCAGAATTGTTGGAAGGAACCGCTGCTGTCCTAGCGTTTGGTGCGGAGAAATACGCTCCAAGAAATTGGGAGCTTGGCATGGACTGGTCCCGGCCATTTTCTGCTTTGATGCGGCATGTGTGGGCTTGGTGGCGCGGGGAAAAGGCAGACCCAGAGACAGGGTTTAGCCACCTACACCATGCATCATGTTGCCTGATGTTCCTGATAGCATTCGAGGCTCGTAACGCAGGAAAGGATGACAGGCCATGACGCCGCAAATGATAGAACTGAAATCACTCGTCGCAAAGGGCATGACGCCAGCCGCAGCGATGATCGCAATCGAAAAGCGCCACCACACCGCGCGGATGCCAGAGGCTACCCAAGGCGCAGGAACCCCGGGAGGCGCGAAGGATGCGGACGGAGTTCCGATTTATCGGAAAGAGGTGCTTTCCCATGTTACAGACAAGTGGCAGCTTGCTTCGGAGATCGCCGCGAAGTGCAGTTTTTCGGACACCAGCGCCTATAATAATCTCGCAAAGCTGCACCAAGACGGAAAGCTGCGCCTAAAGCGCGTAGGTCGGCGCGGCTATAAATATTATAAGCTGGAAGGTCGGCCATGAAACATTATGCAGATGACTATCGCGCCGCAGCGAGATCCGGGCTTACACCAAAGCAGATCGCGGTGAAATTCGGCATTCAATATAACAGCGTCAGCCGCGCGGGTCTAAATCACGACATCACCTTTGCAAGATCGAAAATGGGCAGGCCATCTACATCCGGACCAATCCGGGAAAAGATCGTCGCAATGTTGGCACGACCAATGCTGTCGTCAGAAATGGCGGCGAAACTTGGATGCTCTAGCAAAGTTGTCCGCAATCATCTGAACCACCTCGCAGCGAATGGCCGGGTTGTCCGGGCAGAGGGAACAGGATTTGGCTATATCTGGGAGTTGCCGAAATGACCGACAATCCGAACCGCCTGCCGTTCAGCGATATGTCGCGCAAAGATCAGGACCGCATCGCAGGGGCTTTAATCCGAGATGAACATATTCGAGGTGAGCACGTCGAAGGGTTATGGCGCGGCACGTGGCGAAATGTAACGCTTGATGACTTTACGCCAGAGATGATTTTGCGCATCGCCGCAACCGCCAAGCCTGCCAAAGATCCGAACAGGCCACGTCCAGCGCATAAGCTGAACCTAAAACCGGGCGATGTGGTCATGGTATATGAAATTGAAGATCTCGTGGAGGCAGATGCTTGTGGGGAGATTATTTGTCTTGGGGAAACAGACACCAGAGGCGATTGGATAATGGACCGAGTTCGCGGGAGGTCTGGGTGGCTTCAGTGGTGTATAGAAAATCCGCAGGAAAAAGGGCATCGGGCTTTGTTTGCCGTCGTATCGCGCGCAAAGGCGTGACAACCTCGCCGATCACAGCCGGGTGATTAGAAAAGAGCGCACATGCGCTGGGCATATCTGGGAGTTGCCGAAATGAGAACACTCGCCGCAAGCATGTCAGACCGTGCATCCTATCGATACCTGGGCGACCAATCGCATGACCTCGACCCGACAATACCGGCAGAGGCAAAGCGCATCCTTGCAAGCGCAGGCGGGGCAAAGGCCGCTAAGCGCGCCATTTCGCAGCTATGGGAGCAATCAAAGCAACCGGGGCAAGGATACCTCCCCACAGCCCGCCTAGACGCCCCCATGCGCGTCCTAATGGCCTTGACGTGCCTAGGGGTGCTGGAAATGGCTGACGACAACGCCGATCGCCAAACCATAGCCCTGCGCTTTCGGTTGACCGACAAGGGGCTTGATATGTGCGCAAACCGAGTTGGGGAAACAAAATGACCCAAAAGCCGCCAGCCGCAGATCGGCTGATACAAGCCAAAGCGCAGTGCACAAACAAAATCGGCATGTCGCAGCGGTTGGCCAAGGAAATCTCCGCCAGATCAACCAACCGCGACAAAAAGCGATCCGCGTATCTCTGCCCGATCTGCAATGCGTGGCACCTCGGACAGCATCCGAAGCGGTTCAAGCGCGTTGGGGGCCGTGATGATGATGGTGACAATACGGCGCGAATAGGATAGGCTAAAAGCATGAACAGCGTTGATCCAAAATTTACCCAAGAGCAAAAGGCCAAAGCCTGCGAAGAAATCCTTGCAAGCATTGCAAAGGGGAAAAGCCTCATTGCAACATGCAGGGCAGACGATTGGTTGCCTGCGGAATCAACGTTCCGTTTGTGGTGCGATAAAGACGCTGATTTAGCTGCGAGTTACGCGCGCGCGTGCGAGGTTCGCGCGGATGCGATTTTCGAAGAGATTTTCGACATTGCAGACGATAATCAGCATGACATCAGGATAAGCCCTGATGGCGTTGAATTGCTGAATTCCGATCACGTCCAGCGCGCGCGACTTAGGATTGACGCTCGCAAGTGGGCGCTGTCAAAAATGCAGCCGAAGAAATATGGCGACAAACTGGACGTAAACCACGCCGGGGCGTTCAACATCACAATTTCAGGTGATGACGCTGACCTTTGATCTAACGCCAAAGCAGAAAGAAGTCCGCGCCATATTCGCGACCGGCGCGAAGTATCTGCTTGTTTACGGAGGCAGCCGCAGCGGCAAGACATTCTTCATCTGCTACAGCATCCTTGTCCGGGCAATCAAAGCGCCGGGATCACGCCACGCGATTTTTCGCAGGCATGGCGTAGCAGTCAAGCAATCCATTGGCAAGGATACGCTGCCAAAGGTCATTGAATTGGCATTTCCGGGGATGCCGTTCAAGTGGCACGAGCAAGATGGATATTTCAGCCTCGGCAATGGGTCTGAGATTTGGCTGGCTGGTCTGGACGACAAGGACCGTGTTGATAAGGTTCTGGGCAGAGAGTTCGCCACGCTTTACTTCAACGAAGCATCGGAAATCCCGCTCACGTCCTATATGGTGGCGTTAACCCGCCTTGCGCAGCAGGTCAAACAGACAGACGGGCGCATGTTGCCGCTGAAATGCTACGTTGACCTTAACCCGACCACATCGGCGCATTGGACCTATCAGATGTGGGTTCTCGGCGTTCACCCCGATGGGGGCAAAGTCATTGAGGGCCACGTGGAAAATTATTCCCATATCGTGGTCAATCCGGCTGACAATTCGGAAAATCTTTCTGCGGATTACCTGCGGGATCTGGCTGCTATGCCTGAGCGGCAAAGAAAACGGTTCTTTGATGGTCAATTTACGGCAGATGATGACAACGCTTTGTGGCGGCGCGGGTGGATCAAGGTGGACGATCATGGCGACCTAGGGCGCATTGTGGTGTCTGTTGATCCTGCGACGACTAACACGGTTGGTAGCGATGAAACGGGCATTGTGGTCTGCGCAATAGGCAAGGACGGTCGCGGCTATGTGTTGGCAGATGAGAGCGGAAAGTTCCGCCCGGAGGAATGGGCAAGGCGCGCTATCAGCCTGTTTGACACGTATCAGGCGGATGCGATTGTTGCCGAGGTCAATCAGGGTGGCGATATGGTCGAGACTGTCATTCGGGCCGAAAGCCGGGGCAGGACGGTGCCAGTGCGCAAGGTGACCGCAACGCGGTCCAAGCACGTCAGGGCAGAGCCTATTGCGGCGATGTATGAGCAGGGCAAGATCAGACACGCGGCGGAATTTCCTCGTTTGGTCGATCAGCTTTGCGCGTTCACCATCGGATTTGACCGTAGCGCGCAGGGCTACTCACCTGACCGCGTAGACGCGCTGGTTTGGGGCATGACTGATCTATTCCCGCATATGACACGCAAGGATGCACCTAAGCCCGTAGTGGTTATTCCTACCGCAAGGCCTATGGCAAGACGCTAACTTGCAACGCGATCACAAATATGATAAGGTGATCACGTCCGGGGCAGATGTGATCACATGGCGCGCAAAACCAAAGCAGAGACGCTGACCGCAATTCACGAAGAAGCGCTAACCCGCTTCAACGATTTGCAGTCTGTCACGCAGCCCGAGCGCGATCAATGCGTAGAAGACCGTCGCTTTGTAAGCATTCCCGGCGCGCAATGGGAAGGCCATTGGGGCGAGCAATTTGAAAACAAGCCGCGCCTTGAGGTTAACAAGGTCCAGTTGTCGGTTGTGCGGATTATCAACGAGTATCGCAACAATCGAATCGACGTTGAATTCATCGCGAAGGATGGCGATGATGGCGACACGACTGCGACGGCATGCGCTGACCTATACCGGGCCGACTGCGAAGACAGTTGCGCGGATGAGGCCCATGACAACGCATTTGAAGAGGCCGTGTCTGGTGGGTTCGGCGCATTCCGTTTGCGCAACGAATACGAGGATGAATATGACCCTGACAATGATCAGCAGCGAATTCGGATTGACCCGATTTTTGACGCTGACAGCACAGTTTACTTTGACCTGAACGCGCAAAAGCAGGACAAGTCGGACGCCAAGTTTTGCTTCCTGCTGACCCCGATGACGCGCGCCGCCTACATTGATCAATACGACGACGACCCGGCAGCATGGCCGCGCACCGATTACGCCAAGGCGTTTGATTGGGTGCAGAAAGATTTTGTCTACGTGGCGGAATACTACCGCATTGAGGAAAAGCGCGAGACATGGGTGACCTTTGTTGATGTCGCTGGCGTTGAAGCCAAAATCCGCGAAACCGATCTGACGGATGAAAAGATAGGCGAGTTGGCGCTTGTCGGGGCGCAAGAGATTGCGCGCAGGTCGATCAAGGCGCGCAAGGTCCGCAAGTATATCATGAGCGGCGGCAAGGTGCTTTCGGATGAGGGATATATCGCTGGCAAGTGCATCCCGATCATTCCGGTATACGGCAAGCGCTGGTATGTTGACGGGGTGGAGCGATACGCAGGTCACGTCCGGTTGCAGAAAGACGCGCAACGGCTGATGAACATGCAGCTTTCGCGGCTGGCAGAGATCGGCAGCAAGTCTAGCACGGCCAAGCCGATTTTTACCCCAGAACAGATTTCCGGGCATGAATACCTTTGGGCGGAGGACGGGGTGCAAGACTACCCGTTCCTGCTGATCAATGCGCTGACAGACACCGCTGGTAATCCCGTGCTGTCTGG